AATATTAGTGCGGATGGCCGCTTTTGTCGGAATTTGAATTTTGAATTACATTCAGTAATTACAGTTGTGCCATTCGGTACTCACCTATATATTGAGTACCATTCACCGATTGCATAGACAAGTTTGGTGAGTACCGATTGACCAAGTCAACATGCCTCAACCGAAACGTTTCCAAATATATGCTAAAAATTATTTCTTAACATATCCACAATGTTCTCTTACTAAAGAAGAGGCACTTTCCCAAATAAAAAACCTCGCCACACCTACTAATAAATTATTCATTCGCGTTTCACGGGAACTGCACGAAAATGGGGAACCTCATCTTCACGTGCTCATCCAGTTCGAAGGAAAATTCAAGTGTCAGAACAACAGATTCTTCGACCTGGTTTCCACAACCAGGTCAGCAAATTTCCATCCGAACATTCAGGGAGCTAAGAGCGCGTCAGATGTCAAAGCCTATGTGGAGAAAGACGGAGACTTCATTGATTTTGGAGTTTTCCAGATCGATGGCAGATCAGCTAGAGGAGGTTGCCAATCTGCCAACGACGCATATGCCGAGGCAATCAATTCAGGGTCCAAGGCTGCGGCCCTCAATATTTTAAGGGAGAAGGCTCCCAAAGATTTTGTATTACAGTTTCATAATTTAAATGCTAATTTAGATAGGATTTTTACACCTCCGGTGGAGGTTTATGTTTCTCCTTTTAATTCATCTTCTTTTGATCAAGTTCCGGAGGAACTTGAAGAATGGGCTGCCGAGAACGTTGTCAGTGCCGCTGCGCGGCCTTTAAGACCCATAAGTATAGTGATAGAGGGTGATAGTCGAACGGGGAAGACGATGTGGGCCAGATCACTGGGACCGCATAACTATTTGTGTGGTCATCTAGACCTTAGCCCAAAGGTGTACAATAATGAGGCCTGGTTCAACATCATAGATGACGTCGATCCCCACTACCTAAAGCACTTTAAGGAATTCATGGGGGCCCAAAGGGACTGGCAATCAAATACAAAATACGGAAAGCCAGTTCAAATTAAAGGCGGAATTCCCACTATCTTCCTCTGCAATCCAGGACCCAATTCAAGTTATAAAGAGTTCTTGGATGAAGAGAAGAATGCTGCACTCAAGAATTGGGCTTTAAAGAATGCGATCTTCGTCACCCTCGAAGGCGCACTCTACTCAGGTTCCAATCAAAGTGCAGCACAAGATAGCCAAGAAGGGGACCAGGCGTCGTCGTGTTGATCTCCCTTGTGGATGTTCATACTTTATAGCACTAGCCTGCCACGATCATGGATTCACGCACCGGGGAACCCATCACTGCAGCTCAAGCAGTGAATGGCGTGTTTACCTGGGAGATTCAAAATCCACTCTATTTCAAGATAACAGAGCACCACAACAGGCCATTCCTGACAAACAGAGACATCATCATCATCCAACTTCAGTTCAATCACAACCTGAGGAAAGCGTTGGGGATACACAAATGTTTCCTAGTCTACCGAATCTGGATGACTTCACAGCCTCAGACTGGTCGTTTCTTAAGAGTCTTTAAGACTCAAGTGTTTAAATATTTAGATAATTTAGGAGTTATCAGTATTAATAATGTAATTCGTGCAGTTGATCATGTATTATGGGATGTATTAGAACATATTGTATATGTAGACCAATCTTATTCAATAAAATTCAATATTTATTAATTTGTTACGGAATCATAGAAATAGATCCGTATCTTCAAAGTAGCATACACTGGGTTAGAGGCATGTGTACATGCCATATACAACATTAACGCATTCTCAGAATGATTCTCATACTTGCCAGCTTCTTGCTGGTTATACACAACATAATTATTAACCCTAACAAACTTCTTCACGAGAGCTTGTTCCTTAGACGCATACTGTCCACCAGTAACAGTTGCATGCCATTTCCGAAGCACTTGATACCTGTCACGATGCACATTCTTCACAGTAGCCGTACTGGGCTCATTATCAAACATGTTAAACACTTCTCCAAAGTCTTGGGGTTTATCAACAGGCCTACGATCCCTAACAAGAAAAAACATCACACTATTGGTGTGATTCTTGGTCTTAATATTTTCGTCCATCCATATCTTACCCAAAACATACACAGACTTAACACAAAACCTTTTACCCACTCGATGGGTCAGCCCAGTCCCACGAGTAACATCACTGACACACATGACTTTACCTATATGCTGAATGTCATGTCTAGACTCAAAGGACTGCACCTTACATGGGCCTTCACAGCCTCTAGGGACATCTGGACTTCTGTACATCCTGTACATCCTGGGCTTCCTGTTCATGGGCCTGTTGGCCCATGCTCTTGCTTTGGTGACGCGGACAATGGGGGCAGCAGCACGGCTCGCATATGGGCTGTCGAAGTTGAGACGGCGGCGTACCTTCGAAGCGGGCGTGGAAATGATTATATCTGCTGGTCGCTTCGACATAATTTCTAGCCCTAATGACTGAAATTAAATCCCTAATTAAATCGTACCCTAATGTGTCGGGAGAATAAGTCTTTTCTACTAACTGAAGATATTTAACTGCTAACATACATCTAAAACCGTGAACGGTTTCGGGAAACTCGTTTACTAAAGGATCCCACATTTTGTAATGTGGGAACTTGGGGACCAAGTTTATAGAGGGGACCAGGACACAATTAAGCTTTGAGGGACAATTTTCATTGGTCAACAGGTCTTTGTCATCACACTTGTTGTTGGGCCCACGTTAAAAAAAATCGCGGCCATCCGGT